AATAGTATCTGAGAATGATTTAATCTGCTCCGGTTTAAGGTTCCCGATAAAGTCAGCCGCATTTAATGCTGCTTCTTTAATTAAAGGCATTAATGGAGTAAGTACAGCGATTTGAAGTGTTTCTAATGCACCTTTAAACTGTTCGACCGCACCTGCCGCGTTGTTCATCTTTTCTTTAGCTACATCTAGTGCGGTTACTTTAGACATCTCACTCGTGAACTTTTTAACCCCTTCGGCACCTTCTTTGAACAAGATATTTCCTGCCCGAATAGCGTCACTTCCGAACATCGTCTCTAATGCTGCTTGGCGTTGCTGTGACGTTAAGCCTTTCATTGAGTTCTGTAATAAACCTGCTATTTGGTTAAGGCTTTTCAGTTCTCCATTAGCATCGTAGAAAGCATTCTTTCCGTATTCAGTCATTAATCCTAAGTCTTGGAATAGTCCTATTTGCTTTTTAGTAGAAGGCTGCAAGTTCGATAACATCGTTTTTAGAGAAGTACCTGCGTCAGATCCTTTCAATCCGTTGTTCGCGAATAATCCTAGAGCAATATTAACGTCTTTAAAATTCATACCGATACCCGAGGCAACGGCCCCTACTTGCGATAGTCCATACTGCAATTCTTCTACGCTAGTTGCTGAAGCGTTAGCAGTTCCGGCTAGAATATTTGCTGCATCTGCCGCTTTCATTCCATCATCTTTAAACGCGTTCAAGGCTGTTGACATGATTTCGGACGCCTTCGCTAAATCAAGACCGCCTGCTGTAGCGAGGTTTAATGCGGATTCAAGTCCGCCTGCTTTTACTTGTGCGGGCGTGAGTCCGGCTTTTAGAAGTTCTTCGATTCCCTGCGCAGCCTCTAACGCAGAGTATTTCGTTTGTGCGCCCATCTTCATCGCTAAATCTGTCATTTGTTTCATCTCGGCCCCGGAAGCTCCGGTTAATGCTTTGATTGTTGACATTTGCGACTCAAAGTCCATTGCCTTTTGAATTCCGCCCATAGCTAAACTCGCAGCACCTGCCGCAGCAGCTAATCCTACTAATCCACCCGCCATAGATCCCGCTGCAGACTTAAACCCTCCGGCTCCACTAATGAACCTCCCTTGAGCGTCACGTAAACGGCCCATAGAATCACGGTAATTATTTGTAGCGTTTTGTGTTGTACGTAAAGAACTCATAACACTACGTAAACCTCTCGACATGTTGTCTCTAAGCGTTAAGACTGCGGTTAAATCGTACGCCAACTATTTCGACCTCCTCTCCGCTTCTTTTCTCGCTTTCTCTTCGTCTTCGTTACGGACAACAATCGATGCAAAATTCATTAGAATCTGGCCGTCTGTCCATGCATATACTTCGTGAAGTGGAATTTTGAAATGTTGCGATATGACATGGATTACCCAGGCATCGTCGTTGTCCCTAATTATTTTTTTGCTTGCGTAAGAGTCGTATCAAATCCGCTCACTTCAAGAATTTTTTGTGATAATACTGCGATTTCTCCTACTTTCAACGCTTTCTTAACACAGTCGCCTGCTTCTGCAGCTCCGTAATGTTTAAGTAACGCCTCATCACCGAAGTTAGGCTCTACACAACTTGTAGCAATAATCAAATTGTTCATTTCTGTTTCGTTTGTTACACTGTCATACGTCGCTTGTTCTTGTGCTGACGTTAACTCATCCTGCTCCAATGCTTTAATAACAAAGTCAGCGTCTAATCGTTTAATATAAACAGTTTCTTTTACGTCTGGATTAGCACTTAATAGCGCCTCTAATGCGTTAGGTTTTTTCGTTGCCATATATAATCATCCTTTCGGTTGTTTTCAAAGTTAAAGACGAGCCGAAGCCCGCCGTATCTTATACGTACATGAATCGAGTGAATGTGAACGGAAGTTCTTCTTCAATGATCGCGCCGACTTCGTAATTCAAAATCGGAATCGTATTGAATTGAACGCCCTTAACACGAATATAAGCCTTCGATTCGGGACTCTCCGGATCGTTAATTCCGAATAGTAATTCCGTAACAAAGGACCCTTTAGTATCGTCTGTAACTTGCGCAATAGCTTTAATTAGTTCGTGCGTAACTTTGTAATTCGTAAGCGTGCCTGTATTCTCGATCGTAGTTGCTTTCTTGCCCACGGTACGAGTACCAGAGCGAAGAATGTCTTCGTAGTTAATTTCCGTTTGTAGTTCAACGCCTTTTGCATTCGTCATCCATTTACCTTCGTAGTAAACTTTGCAGAATGAGCCGTTGATAGTTTTCGCTGGATCTAATGCCAATCAAAACGCCCCCTTTTAAAGTTGAATGTTAATGAAGATGCGTTCCATCGAATCGACTTCCGTATAGCTAATCAGTAAGAACACTGCGTCGCCGACGGATTCTTTCGAAGGATCTAGTTGGACCGCTGGACCTTCATCTTCGCTAGGTAGAATAAGTACGTCTTCGTCTTCGAGCGTTTCTAAATACGCTGAGATAGCCGCAACTAATGAAACTTGGCCCGCTTCATTGTTCGAAAGTTGACCGATAAAGTTATCGCGTGCTGCTTTCGATAAGTCTGTCGAGATAGCTTGACGCGCACGAATAGAACGGATTTTCTTGCCGCTAGTTGTTAGCCCTTGCTCGACTTTGACTTTCTCGCCATCGTGCGTAAGAACTAACGAGCCCGCCTGAAGTGCCGTTTTGATTTCGCTATTACGTAAGCGTTTAGTAACGTCGTCAAGAGGCAATGTTGCGTACGTAGTTGATTCGTTGATTCGTTTTCCTGCGATAAGACCTGCGATGTAAGGCGCATACTCTCTCGAAGGGTAATTGATTCCGAAAACGTTTCCGCCGACGATGAGGTTGACGGAATAATCGTCTTCCAATCGTGCTGAACGTGCGTTTCCTAATGTCGGATCTTGGTCCGTAGTTGCATCGCTACCGAATACGACCATAAAGTGCTTTCCTTCGTCTGCGTTCGCCTTACACCAAGTAAGCGTGCTGTCTTCTTGCGTATCTGTCGCGCCTTTCGGGTATACAAAAACGTTGAACGGGCGAGCTTCGAACGCATCACGCATCGCTGCATAATCCGCATCGGCGGGCGTTGCTGGCATCGTATAAGCAAGTACTTCTGCTGCGCCTGCTTGTAACGCAAACTTAATCGGCTGTACGTTATCAGAACCGAATAACTCAATCGCTTCTGCTTCGTTCTCGACTGTGTAGAATTGTTTCGCTGTAGCTGTTCCGCCTGTATATGTGAATAAAGGCATTGCTACGATTCCGCGATCGCCACCATTAATCTGAGCGATTGCTGCTTCTTTAAAATTGACATACAAACCTGGGCGAATCGGTAAATTCGTTGGATCCCACTGAGCTGCCATCTAATCACTCCTTATCGTTTTATAGGAACTTTCCGTTTTCTAAATCGCGCATTCTGAAGGACTCGACTTCAGCCATCGTCATGTCGTCCGAAGTATCATCCGGTGTCAATGAGCCGTCTAATCTTCCCCATTGCGCGTAGTCCGCGGTTGATTTAATCTCAACTTTCGAAACAGTCGGAGCCACATCTTTCGGAGTTGCGCCTTTACGCGTCGTTCCGACCAAAACGCCAATAACAGCGTCAAGATTGTCCGCCGTCTTAAACGGTTGAGAAAAAGAAAGAGACTCGACGGTTAAGTAACGAGTCTCTTCAATCGGTATTTTTAGTACGTTGTTGAATCGGTCTGTCAGAACGTCAATCTTCGTTAGTAAATCAACGTTGCTGAGCCCGAAGTAAACTATTTGATATTCGCGATTCAATACGTAGCTTGCGGACGTATCTACGCCGGAGTTTAACCGCTGAACGCGTACGCAGATTTCGCCTTTAACCGGCTTTTCTGGCACGTTCTGCTTATTTACCTTCATTGTAGGGAAGTCCGTTTTGATGACGTCTGATATCGCGTTGATTTCATCGATTAAGCCCACGTATTAAAACCCCCTTCGCCTTGCTGCTTCACGTAAGTCTTCTTCAAGCCACTGCATCCATTTCGCCTCACGCTCTTCCGCTGGTTCGTCGAGAAACTTTAACGTCGTACCTTGCGTTGACAGATTCGTAGAGCTTGGCGCTTCTTCGTGAAGGTAGTAACCGTAATTAAATCGACCGTAGCCACGTGAACTGTTTGTCGCATTGCCGGTTACGATAACTTTCGAATTGGCACCGTTTCCTTCTACTGTCCCGTTGATTTGGCGTCGTAAGTTTCCATCGTCTAACGGAGCTACATCACGAGATTTCTGAACCCAGTCGTCTTTGATTTCGTCCATTGTGCCGTGTAGCGATCGTTGTGCCTCATCCTCGAATCCTCTTAGCGCTCGCATTAATCCGGTTAGGTCTAGCTCTAAGTCGCGCGCCATTATACGTACACCCTCGTTAGTACGACCTTCGTAATCTTCGGATAATCGATTTTTATCGGAGTTCGTTCGACTGTTACGCCTAGTTCATTCGTATAACTGAGTACGTCGTCGTCACGAATATCCGCTAATTTATCGAACATAAAAGAAGCGCCAGAAATGACTTCCTCGCCGAGTTGGTTTTGTACAACGTTGGTTACGATGTCAGCGCGGCATTTAAGCGTAAACTCAATCGGTTCGCTGCTAACGTTGCCCCAGTCGTCTTTTGCGCCAGGACGTTTGATTGTCGCCT